AATTCTATAAAAATCTATTTCAATTTTTTTTTATATTTCCTAAATATATATATAGATATTTTTTTAAGTATTTTTATATAAATAAAATACTTTTTATAATTTCCTAAATATTTTAATATTTTCTATGTTTTGTTGCTTCTATTGCTTTTATTTGTCGTTTTGCTTTTTCAAGTGTGGTTGCTTTTGCGAGTATTTGACCTGTTTTTTTAAGTCTTACTCGGTATAAATCTTTATTAGGTAGTTTTCTAATTATATACGGCATATATAATACACTAATAAAATATTTACTGAATAAAAAGGGGGTGACAAGTTTTTTCATAAAATTATATATATTTGAAATAAAACTTGTCACCCCCTAAATAAAAAAGCCACAAAAAATATGTTTTTGGGTTTTGTGTTTTAATACTATACATATAACAAAGATATTTCTATTTATCTATTCTTTATTGACTATTAAAAACATTATTAAGAGAGATTTTTGTTAAAAACATTTATTATAACATTTTTTAGTATATATTTTTATCTTCTTTTTGTCTATTGATATAAAACTATCAATCATTAAATCTAATAGTTCAATATAATTATCATCTAAATCAAATATTTCATCTAATAATTTTATTACATATTGTTTTTTTAAATTATTATTTATTTTTTGATTACTTGCCGTCTTACATAAATTAATGGTTTCATTTATTAATTTTTTATTATCTACTTTCTGTTTTACTAATGGTTCAGTCATTATATATATATTATAATAGATAATGTTTTTCTTTTATAATAATATATAAATGGTTTATTATTCAAAGAGAGATTATAAATTAAAAGGGTATGAAAAATCAACAAGAAAAAATAAAATGTATGATGCGTTATTAGAAAGAAAGATAGATAAAAAACTAATTCGTGTTCCATTTGGTGATAATCAAATGGAGAATTACAGAGATAAAACAGGTTTAAATCTATATCCTCAATTAATTCACGGAGATAAGGAGAGAAGAAGATTATACAGATTAAGAGCAAGAGGAAAAGTTAAAGAAGATTTTTATAGTCCATCGTGGTTTAGTTTTCATATTCTTTGGTGATAAGTATTTGAATTCATAAATTTTTTTAAGGGGTGACAAGTTTTTCCATAAAATTATATATATTTGAAAACAAACTTGTCACCCCTAATATTATAAAATAAAAAAAAACCATAAAATTATGTTTTTGTGTTGGTTAATACATCAATTATATAATTTAGCATCTTCTCGTAAAGTATTTACATTAATTTTATATAGTGTATCTCTATTATATAGATTACTGCTCCAACCACCATTAAATTTAGGTTCAAAATCAGGTTTGAATGGTTTAAATGGTGGTTGTAATGGTGGGGCAGTTTGAGGTTGATTACTCATAACTCTTGCTTTATACTTAATATTATCAGCGAGATTATCATTCATACTTCTAAAACCAGTATTTTTCATAAACGGATAAGTGGCGTTTTGTTGAACGAAATTAGACATTATTATATATATATATTAGAAAATCTTTTATAGAAGTATATTATATATAAATGTTAAGTTATAGAAAGGGTGGAATACCTATTGCTAAAACAGGTGAGAAAATTATATACTTAAATACAGATGCGACAGGTGGTGATAATTTAATTAAAACAACAACTAAAATACAGGTCTTACCTCGTAAGGATATAGTTGAAAAGGTATATATTAGTGGTGTTAGTGGGTCAGGTAAAAGCACTTATACAGGTAAATACATAAGGGAATTTAAAAAATTGTTTAAAAAAGATGAAATATTTATTTTTAGTAGTGTTGAAAAAGATGAAGCATTAGACAAATATAAAATTATAAGAATACCAATTGATGAAGATTTAATTGAAGAACCATTAGAAATTCAGGATTTTGAAAATTCATTAACTATCTTTGATGATACAGACACAATAAAAAATAAAGTATTTAGAAATATTATAAATTCAATTAAAGCAGAAATAATTGAAATAGGAAGACATTATAAAGCAAGATGTATAATAACCTCTCATATGTTAAGTAATTATAGAGAAACAAGACAAATTTTAAATGAAGCAACGAGTGTAACCTTTTTTCCAAAATCAAGCGGTGTGTATCATATAAAAAACTTTTTAAAAACTCACGCTGGATTAGATAAAGAACAAATTGACAGAGTATTAAAACTCCCTTCAAGATGGGTGACTATATATAGGACATATCCATCGTATATTGTATGGGAACACGGAATAGCCATTTTATCATTATTTTAATTTAGAAAACTTAATAATATATAATTTATTTTATTATTTAGAAACATTAATATATAATTTTTTTTTCTTTTACTATTATATAATAATGTCGCTAAACCATATTTATGTTGATAATGACAAGCCCCTTGATGTTGAGTTCAACGATGTCACTATTGACGGAAAACTGAATGGTGGAGCCGCTACTGATGGTCTTAACTCGTCGCAGTTGCCTACTTGGACTTTTGGAGAAGCAATAGCCAATAACAATGTCACTATTGTAGAGTATTCTTCTCTTTCAGGATTGAAGACTGACCGCAATATTAAACTTGCTGGTTCTATCATTTTTCAAACTGCCGGTTGGAGTGGGACTGTTTTCACTACCAGCACTCCTCTTGACTTACAGGGTATTACACCTATAATGTTTAGTTGTGTGGGTACTTGTGCTACAACTGGCGGTGCTTTTTGTATGGGTCAGGGTGATTATTCTAATGGTGTGCTGACTATTCGCTGGTGTTGTGTTGGAAGCCCTTTGGTTCAAGGTGTGAATGTTCCTATCAAACTTAACTTTTCAATCAACGCCTCAAATGGCTATTTTCCTTAATTATTAAAACATTAAATAATTATATATAAATATATAGTATAGAAATGGATAAGTATTTAGAAACAGCAGAAAAGATTGATTTAACAGGTCAGGATATAATTAATATAACAAAAGACCAAACTAATATTTTATTATATTGTAATTTAGAAAAATTTAATAATATAGATGAAGTATTCGCCGATAAACCAACTGCTACTATTTTATATCAATCAAAAGAATTAGGCGGACACTGGATATGCTTAATAAAACACGATAATAATACTATTGAATTTTTTGACCCTTACGGAATGGATATTGATGAGGAATTAAAATATAGTGAATTTAATGTAAGACGACACGAAGGGCAATTAGTCCCTCATTTGTCGCATCTTCTAAATTCAAGCAATTATAATATAATTCATAATAAATATCCATTACAAAAATTCAGTAAAAACATTAATACTTGTGGTCGCCATACGAGTTGTCGTATTAGATTTAGAGATATGAAATTACAGCATTATATCCATTTACTAACCGCAGATAAAAAACGAAGCCCTGATATGATTGTAACCAGTATGACTATATTATATAGTATGTAAAAAATAAATAATTGTTTTTATGATGTAAATACGACACAAAAACATTTATTTTATGGTTTTTTTTAATTTTCTAATTTTAGGGGTGACAAGTTTTATTTCAAATATATATAATTTTATGTGAAAACTTGTCACCCTTTAATTTTAATAAAATACTCTTAATTAAATTATTAAACTACTATCTTCAATTAATGCTATTTTATCTGTCACCTCACAAATATAATTATGGTATTCTTCGCTTGAAAGATTGTTTTTAGTTAAAACGGCGAGTATTTCACGAGATAAATTAGAATATTGATTAATTGAGAGATTATGATTAGTATATTTAGATTTTAGATTAATTTTATCTTGAAACCTACTTAAAATAAAATTTACCCCTGATGTAATAGCAGAAGCAACCAATAGAGGTGGTATTCCAAACCCACTAATAATTAGACTTATTGAAACTCCATTTAAAAGGGCATTTGTCCCATCTATAAAATCATCTATTCGTTTATATTTTTTGAATTTCTTTTTATATTTTTTTGATTTTAAAATACATTCATTTTTAATATCTCTTAATATCTGTTTTTTATCTTTTTCTTTACTACTACTTTTTGAATGTAAGTTTTTATCACTCATTATATACTATTACTCTATATTATTTTATTTATTATACAGGGACAGCAGGTTCAGCAGGTTCAGCAGGTTCAGCAGGTTCTATTTTTTTAGATGGTATAACATAATCGCTATTAACAATAACCCCAGCATCAACAATATCTCCACCAAATAAGGTTGCCCCATACAATACTT